AGGTGGTGGCGGTGGAGCAGGTGCTCAAGGTAGTATGGTTGGTGCTCCATATTATGGTGGTGCAGGTGGTGGAGATTCTGGTTTAGCAGGTAAAGGTTATGGTACATACCCTACTGGCGGTGGCGGAGGAGGTACTCAATCATCTGGTGGTTTAGGTTCTCCTGCTGGTGCTAGTGGATATTCAACAACAGGCTCAACTTATAATGGTGGTACATTACAAGGCGGTAGTATTGCAGGAGGTGGCGGCTATGGTGGTGGTGGTGGTGGCGGTTACTATGGTGGCGGCTCTGGTGCTAAATCATATCCTACAGGGGTAAGTAATGGTTGGGTTCATGTAGGTGCAGGTGGTGGTTCTGGATATTCAGGTGGATTAACAGATGTAACTACCGAAGCAGGTTCTAACTACAATGGTTCAGCAGGTTACGCAGGTGGAGATAATGAAGTTGATTGGGTAAATTATGGCATACCACAGTCTGATGGCAGAATTAATGTTTACTACATATAAAGATAAGGAAATAAAATAATGCCAACAAATATTAACGGCAATTCAGGAATAGACAGAATACAGGATGGCAGTGTCCATGATGTAGATATTGCTCCAGATTCATCAATAGGATTTATTAAGCAGTGGAAAATGACTTCTTCACCCACTCAAAATATAGTCATTACAGCAGCAGCTGGAACAACAGGAGCTACATCTGGAACATATACTGGTGTAGAAATTGCTATGACTCCAAAAGACATCAACAGTTGGTTTAGAGTACATTGGGACACTTGTTGTGATGACACTGGTGGTGGAGGTGCAGCTACTGGAGCTGGTGGTGTAGGTATTATTCTATCAATGCACACACCAACCACAGGTTGGGTAAGGGTGCGAGATACAGGCTCTCATGCTTTTTATTATAATACAATGTCGGATGAGTATTTTCGCCCTGCTCTAGATACTGTAGTAAAGGCAGTTAATACTGAAGAACATACATTTAGAATATATATGAAAATACACACTACTGTAAGGTATAGAATAAATATCAATATTGCTAATTCACTTTATTCCAACGGCTGGAATAATAACCATTTTGAAGTTCAAGAATTAAATGGAGCTACATTCAATAACGGAAACTACACTTGATGATTATAAGAACTATAACTAGACAAGATGCTTTAGAAAGTTTATCTAAAGAATTATTCCCTTCATATAAATTTATGGGGACTGATGATGATATGATAATAATTGACACATCTATTGATGATGGTATTGTTGATGGAAAATATAAATCAAATACCACTTGCCCTTTTACAGAAGAAGAAATTGAAGCAGAATTAAATAGACTTCAAACAGAATATGATAACAAAGAATATCAAAGAAAAAGAGCATCTGAATATGCACCACTAGCTGAACAACTAGATATGCAATACCATGATGTACAAGATGGTACTGAAACATGGCTTAACCATATAAGAGAAGTAAAAGCTAAATACCCAAAGGATTCTGAATAATGGCTAGTATAAAATTAAAGGGAGACACATCTGGTGAAGTTATCATATCAGCTCCTTCAGTTGCAGGAGCAAGTACATTAGAACTACAAGCTACTAACGGCACTATAGCTACCACAGCAGATATAAACACTTTTTATAATTCTCTTGGTAATCGTAACCTTATCATTAATGGTAAGATGCAAGTTGCACAGAGGGGGACGAGTGTTAGTGGGATTACTTCTGAAAATTTTTATACTGTTGATAGATGGAGAGCTCTTGTAAGTGGCGGAACATGGACACAAAGTCAAGACACAGATGTACCACCAGCACAAGGATTTGGCAACAGTGTAAAAATGCTATGCACTACTGCTAACCCATCTCTAGCGGCTGGTAATGTATTACAAATTAGAACAAGACTTGAAGGTCAAAATGTACAACAACTTAAATATGGCACTACATTTGCTGAAAGTTTAACATATTGTTTTTGGATAAAATCTAACAAAACTGGAACTTATATATCTGAATTATACAATATTGATGCAACAAAACAGGTATCTAAAACTTTTACAATAAATGATGCTGACACTTGGGAAAAGAAAACTATCACTTTTGATGGAGATACTCTTTCTGGTTTTGACAATGATAACGATAATTCATTACAAATAGGCATTTTTCTTTCTGCTGGAACTAATTATACTTCTGGAACACTACAAACAACATGGGCAGCGGCTGATAATACAAACAGAGCAGTAGGTCAGGTCAACCTAGCAGATGCAGTAAATAACTATGTTAATATTACAGGTGTACAACTAGAAGCTGGTACAACTGCAACCCCATTTGAACACATACCATATGGTAGAGAGTTAGAAAGATGCAATAGGTATTTTTTTAATTTTTCAGGGACTTTACATGGTGGCAATTATAGTACCAATGGATTTGTAACTGGAATATTTCCTACAGAAATGAGAATAGCACCTACCATAACTTATAGTGCTGCTAGGACTCCATTAGTAGGTATAGGTTTTGGCTATACTAAACCTGAATTTTTTAGTGGTTATATGGGAGCTAATCCTTATGTAGCAAATTTAGCAGCAGATGCGGAGCTATAATTATGTATAGAATACTAACAGACAGCACTAGAGAAATTATACCAGACGAAGATGTGCAATGTATTTTGCGAATAGAGGACAATGCTTTTATTCCAATGGACGAAAAAAACAGAGACTACCAAGAATACCTAGCTTGGTTAGCAGAAGGTAACACACCAGAAGAAGTAGAGTAAATGTACGGCATTACTGCATTTTCACAGAGTCCATACTCTACATTAGGAGGTAAGTCAGCAATATTTGGTTCTGCACAGATACAAGGTGCAAGTACCCTTACAGCTAATGCGTTAAGAGAAAGAACTGCGGCTGCATCTATCAGTGCAACTGCAACACTAACATCAAATGGAATATTAGTTAGACTTGCTAATGCAAGTATTAATGGTCAAGCGACTGTTACTGCATTAGGTGGTCTGATTAATAATGCAACAGGTTCTATTACTGGCACTGCAACTGTTACTTCTAATGCTGTTTATGTGGCATTTGGTGAAGGTGATATAAGTGGTCGTGCAACACTGACTGTTGCTTTATCTGGTTCTATTATCTATGCTGATGCAAGCATTAGTGGTACAGCTACACTAACTGCTGATGGGTTAAGAATACAATTTGGTGATGCAAGTATTACAGGTACATCTACGCTTACAGCATTAGGTGGACTAGTAATAGATGGTCATGCAGGTGTAGAAGGATTAGCAACATTAGAATTACCATCAACCACTGTAATAAGACAAGCAGATGCTTCTGTAAATGGTGTAAGTACAGTAGTATCATTAGGAACTTTACTTGGTGAAGAATGGAGTGATGTCCCAGTAGAAGGAAACACATGGTTAGAAGTATCAGCAAGTAGTGATTTATGGACTGATGTTCCTGTAGAAAATAATACATGGGATGAAGTATCAGTAGGTAGTAATGTATGGACAGATTCAACAACAGGAACTAATAAATGGAAACGACAAGGATAAAACATGGCAAAAACTAAAATATCAGAATGGGACAGTGTTGCAGCTAACAATACTGACATAAACAATATTAACATAAATGAAGGATGTCCTCCCAGTACCATTAACAATGCTATTCGTGAAACAATGGCACAAGTTAAAGATTACATAGATGGCTCTAGTGGTGATTATCTTATTAATAGTGGTGGAATTACATCTAATGGGCAGGCTAGTTTTAATGGAGACACGCGTATTAATGGGCAGTTTCGTTTAAACGGAAGCTCTGGAGTTTCTGGACAGGTATTTACATCTAGTGGGGGTACAAATGTTCCTAGTTGGACAACTTTAGGCACTATTTCTACACAAAACGCTAATAGTGTAAATATTTCAGGGACAGTGCAAACTAATAATTTTAATTCAACTGGTGCATTTAAAATAGACGGCTCAACAGGAGCGGCTGGTCAAGTATTAGTTTCTACTGGTTCAAATGCACATCCTAATTGGACAACATTACAAATTTTTGTTTCAGGTATGATAATGCTATGGTCAGGTTCTACAAGCTCTATTCCTAGTGGTTGGGTATTATGTAATGGCTCTAATGGCACTCCTAATTTAAGAGATAAGTTTGTGGTAGGTGCAGGTTCTAGTTATGCAGTAAATGCTCAAGGTGGTTCAAATACAATAGCAACTAGTGATACTGCGGTTGGAATAACAAACGCAACTCTTTCTGTTCCAAGAGATGGATGGGGAACTACAGGCGGACCTTTGGGAACAGCAACAGCTGGAAGATTACTTGTTGGCTCTGGGCAAGCCGAATATTCTGAAGGGTTAGAGTCTATTCGTGCCGCAGGTAGTAATAGGTCACTTGGTGCTCATAGCCACACATCTGGTAATCACGGACATATTGTAGACACAAGAAGCCCATACTACGCATTAGCGTACATAATGAAAGTATAATATGACAACAAAAAGATTACAATTTACAGATTGGCTACCAGACCAACCAGCAAACGCAGGTAGTTTAAATGATGCTAAAAATGTATTTCCTGTTGGTATTGGTTATGGTGCTTTCCCTAGCTCGGTAGATTTTTCTAATTCTGCTAGTGAAAATATTAACAATATATTTGTAGCCAAGTTTGGTGCTAATGTAGAAGTATTTGCAGGTGGTGCTACAAAGCTGTTTAAACTAGATATTGCAACACAAAACTTAAATGATGTGTCTAAAGCAGGTGGTTATGGTGGTAATGGCACATGGAAGTTTGAACAATTTGGTCAGGTAGTATTAGCTTGTAACGACAACAATAAAATTCAAGCATGGACTATTGGTGTATCTACTGCATTTGCAGATGTAGCAGCATCAGCTCCTATAGCTAAAGATATTGCTGTAGTTCGTGACTTTGTTTTTGCAGGAAATATTAGTATAGGCTCACAGCCAGACAAAGTTCAATGGTCAGATATTAATGATGAAACTGACTGGGTATCTGGTGCTACAAGTCAAAGTGATTTTCAAATAATTGCTGATGGCGGTAATGTTCAAGCAATAACAGGTGGTGAGTTTGGTGTTGTGTTGTTAGAAAAATCTATAGTTAGATGTTCATATGTAGGTAGTCCTCTCTTTTGGCAATTTGATGCTATTTCTAATGGACTAGGTTGTTTGGAAGGTAATTCTGTTGCTAGGTATGGAAACATTACTTTCTTTTTAGCAGATGATGGATTTTACTCTACAGATGGACAAACAGTAACAAATATAGGATTAGAAAAATTAGATAGATGGTTTTTTGGTAGGGCTGATTTAACAAAACTTAATACTATGAGTGTTGCTATAGACCCTGTTAAAAATCTTGTCGTATGGAACTATGCTGATGTAGATGGTAACAGAAGAATACTTATTTATAATTGGCAGCTACAAAAATGGTCAAGAGCTGAAACTACATCAGATGTCGTAGGTACTATTGCTACATTGGGAGAAACATTAGAAACTTTAGAATCTATTTTAGGTTATACAGACATAGATACTATGCCAGTAATATCACTAGATTCCAGATTGTTTATTGGAGGTAAGTTTCTATTTGCAGGTGCAAGGGCAGATAAAATTGTAGTATTTACAGGTCAGTCTACAACACCACAACTAATCACTACAGACATAGAAGTTGGTTACAATTCTGTAGCTACACTAGCAAGACCACAAATAGACAATGGCACAGCACAAGTTTCAGTAGCTAGTCGCAGAGAATTAGATGACAACATTATTTTTAGTACATTTGTTCCTGCTACAACAGAAGGCAGATGCAGTTTAAGAAGTGCAGGTAGGTATCATAGATTTAATGTACAACCTACAGGTAACTGGACAACAGCTATGGCAGTAGATGTAGATGTAAAACCACAAGGTAATAGATAATGCCTAGAATGTATCGTACACTTCCCTATCAAGGGGGAGATGCTAGATTAGTGTCCGAAGTAGTTAATAACGCTATGAATGGTAAAACCAATAATAGTGGCACTTTTACTTTAGCAACATCAGTGACAGAAACTACTGTTGCTAATGAAAGGGCAGGTTTTGATTCAGTAATTTTATTATCACCAAGAACTGTAAATGCAGCAGCAGAATCAGACCATACATATATTAAAACAAAAGCTAAAGGTAGCTTTGTTGTAGGGCATAGAAATACATCTAATACTGATGTAACATATGATTATATCATTGTTGGATAAATTTTATGAAACTCTATGTAGTGCCTACGAATCAAGTGCAAAGATTTTGGTATCTTGCAGAACCTTTATTACAAAAAGCATTAGACAAAGGTAACAACGAATTTACTAACGGTCAGTTAAAACTGTTAGTTACACAAGGTCAGCAACAATTACTATTAGTAATGAAAGACGAGATTTGTTATGTAGCACTCACTGTACAATGGATTAACTATCCTAACGACAGGGTGGCTTATATAACTTATATAGGCGGTAAAAATACAAAAGCAGGAATGGAACAGTTTAAACAGTGGGTTAAAGAAAATGGTGGAACTTCAATACAGGGCTCTACTAAATTTGAAAGCATTACTAAACTGTGGAATAGGCTTTACGGATTCAATAAAAAATATCAATTAATGGAGTTGAAAATAGAATGATTAAGTTAAAAATATGGTTATATAACTGGCTTGCTAAAGATTTAGGCAAATTAGGTAGAGAGGGAGATACTGAACTTGCTCATGTTAATACATGGGAAGCTAATCTTCTAAAAGCACATGGAGGTTCAGGAACAATTAATCCTGTTACTGGATTGCGTGAATACAAAGGTGGTGGTGGTGGTAGTAGTCAATCACAAACAACCACACAAAATATTGACCCTGCTATCTTGCCATACATAACCTATGGTTTAGGACAAGCAAAAAATTTGTACCAAAAACAATCTCCAAGCTATTATCCAAGAGCAACTTATGTTCCAGCATCCGCAACTACAAAAACAGCATTAAGTTTAGCAAGTGATAGAGCAAGAACTGGTAGTCCATTAGTACCAGAAGCTCAATCAACAATTAGTGATTTGCAATCATCAGTAAATCCTGCATTATCAAACTTTAGCTCATTAAGGGGAGGAATACCTAGTGGAGCTTTAGCAGGGACAGAAGCTACAGCAAGAGGAGATTACCTATCAGCAGGTAATCCATATTTTTCCAGTATGATGGCAAGTGCAGCAAAACCAGCAGTAGACCAATTTAATTCAGCTATTAGAAACATTGGAAGTAGAACAGCAGCATCAGGTAGATATGGTTCAGGTGCTATGGGTGAAATGGAATCACAAGCATCAGAAAATCTAGCTAACGCTTTAACTGACAAAGCAGCTCAACTAGCTTACAGTAACTATGGCAATGAAAGAGGTATGCAAGAACAAGCAGTAGCTAGATTAGGTGATATTACTAATCAAACATTTAACCAAAGATTAGCAGCAGCTCAAGGTCTTGGTAGCTTATCAGAGCAACAAGCAGCAAGACAAATGAACGCAGCTCAATTAGCTCCAGAAATGGCTATGGCAGATTATTCAGACATAAATCAATTAGCTAGAATAGGTCAGACACAAGAGGAGTATGCTAAAGACAAACTAAATGCAGATATAGCTAGATTTGAGTTTAACCAAAATAAACCATACAGTAAATTAACAAGTTATCTATCAGCGGCTTATGGTGCTCCAGCTCCAATTAATCAAACTACAGTAGGTTCTTCTAGTGGAGGGGGTAAATAATGGGTGCTCCAGTATTAGGAGGAATGGGAATAGGTGCAGCATTAGCTTTAGCTCAAGGTAGAGACCCTTTTAAAGCAGCAGCTATTGGTGGTGTAACTGGTGGTATGTTTGGTGGTTCAGATGGTTTTGGCTCTGGATTTGAGTTTGACAAAATGGGATTTGATTTAGGTTCTGGTGCATTAGCAAACACAAACAATCAAGGAGCAAATCTGTTAGGTGGTGCAAATACTTCTGTAGGCACAAATGGTTTAATAGGAACATCAAACAACCTACAAAATGTAACAGGTGGGGTTACAGGTCAAGGATTTAGCCCTTACAATACAGACTATGTATTAAATACTGATGCTTTAATGGCTGATAATGAAGTAGCTAACATAGCACAAACAGCACAAGCAACATCACCATATCCAGCATTTGATAAAATAACTAAATCTACACCAGAAGAAATAGCAAAGGCAAAGGGAGGCTATGAAAAACCTTTATATGAAAGGGCATTT